ACACTTCCCCAATACCAATATATCTTTGACGATAACCCGTATCCAGCCATGGTGGCAGGGTTCGGCGCAGGGAAGACGGAAGCCGCTATACTGCGCTCTGTACTGGGCATCCTTAATTATCCCAACCTGAACCGTGGATTCTACCAGCCCACTTATGACCTAATCCGGATGATAGCGTGGCCCAGATTTGAGGAAACGCTAACCAATCTCAATATCTCATATCGTTTACAAAAATCACCGCTTAATCAAATCAGTATAGAAGGCTATGGCAATATCATTTTCCGCAGTATGGAAAACCCGAACAGGATTATTGGATACGAACACGCTGACGCGGATATTGACGAACTCGATACGCTAAAGCCGAATGATGCGGCTCATGTATGGCGGCAGATACTCGCCCGAAATCGCCAAACAAAACCAGATAATAAACCGAACACGATAGGCGTTACGACAACGCCAGAAGGCTTCAGATTCGTTTACGATACATGGAAGAAAAACCCAAAAACCGGGTACAAGATTATCCAAGCACCAACTCTGTCCAACCCGCACCTGCCAGAGGGATACATTCAATCACTTCGTGACATATATCCAGAGCAATTACTAGCGGCATATCTGGAAGGCCACTTTGTGAACTTGACGCAGGGTAGCGTTTATTCTTCATATAGCCGTAGCGTACATAGCACAACCGAAACCATCAGGCCGATGGAACCGCTGTATATCGGATGTGACTTCAACGTAACCAGACAATGCGCGGCAGTATATGTAAACAGGAACGGTGGCGAATGGCACTGCGTGGATGAATTAATTGATATGTATGACACGCCCGAAATGGTGCGCATAATCGAAGAACGATACGAAGGCCACAAGATATATATTTACCCTGATGCCAGCGGTAAGGCCCGGAAAACAGTAAACGCATCAACATCGGATATTGCGTTGCTCGAACAGGCTGGCTTTGCTGTTAGGGCTAAAAAATCAAACCCTGCGGTTAAAGATAGAATAATGGCTACCAATGCCGCGTTTGAGAATGGTGCACTATACATAAACACAATAAAATGCAAGACTATTGCAGAATCTTTTGAGCAATTAGCGTATGATACGAATGGCGAGCCAGATAAACGGTCTGGGTTAGACCATGCGATAGATGCCGCAACGTATCAGATTGCTTACGAAATGCCTATTGTGAAACCATTAGCATACATACCCGTCAATTTCTCAATGTAGGAATAACGATGCCTGTTTCAGCCACGAATAAAGAATACAACAAAGCAATACATAAATGGCAACTCACTAGAAATGCCTCAAACGGTTTAACCATTGAAACCGCCAAGCTGTATATCCCGCGCAGGACATTTGAAACAGACGACAAATGGTATCCGCGTCTCGAAAAGGCAATCTACACGAATTATACGGGTCGCACTCTCGAAGGCTTAAAGGGCGCGATATTCCGGCTGTATCCCAGAATTGAGTTGCCGCCAGATATGGAGTTCATGCACGAAAATGCAGACGGCTCCGGGCAGTCACTTGTCACAGTGGCTAAACTGGCTACCGATGAGGTCATGGAAACAGGCCGCTTTGGTATGCTGGCAGATTACCCGCCCGTCATGGATGACCTGACTGCTGAACAGCAGATGCGCATGGCATTACAGCCGCACATTGCAACCTATACCGCAGAGACCATAATCAACTGGCATACCCATATCGTCAATGGAAAAAGAATGCTCGGGATGGTTGTACTTAAAGAGCAAGTGCCAGTACACGAAGATGAATTTGTTTGGGAGTATGAGGACAGGTATCGCGTATTGCGGCTATCCGAAAACGGTTATACACAACAGTTATATGACAAAAACGATGACCCGATAACCGAAGAAGTGGTTATCCGTGATGCCTCCGGCAGACCATTTGAATATATACCGTTCCATTTCGTAGGCTCCCAGAACAACCTGCCAGACTGTGATGAGCCTGTGCTTTATGACATAGCCAGAATCAACATCGGGCATTTCAGGAATTCAGCAGACCACGAAAGCAATCTATCTATGCACGGTGGCGCAACAATGGTGGTATCAACTGATATGTCACCAGAAGCATTCAACGCTCTGAATCCGGGTGGCGTTACGGTTGGTGAAAACAGCGGGTTGATATTATCTGAAGGCGGGAAAGCTGAGTTGCTACAGCTACAGCCAGCCAGCGCAATCAAAGCCGAAATGGAACATAAAGAACAGATGATGGTTCAGATTGGCGCGAAGATTATCAGCAAAAATTCTACCCAAAGAACAGCAGAGGAAGCCCGGATACAGGCCGCGTCAGAGCATTCAATGCTTGATACTGTTGTCGGTAACATTGATGAGGGTATCAATAATGTTCTGCGCGACTGCCGCCGCTTTGTAAGCACCACAGAAGCGGATATTGTTTTCGAGTTGAATAATGATTTCTGGCAAGACTCGCTGACACCGCAGGAAATCATGGCAATGATTCAGGGTAACGATGCCGGGGTTATGCCGAAGGCCGATATTGTCAGAAGGCTTAAAGACGCTGGCTGGATTAGTAGCGAAGAAACGCCAGACGATATTCTGGAAATGATACAGAGCGAAAGCCCTATCTAAATGAGCGCAGATGATTTCATTCTGGATGCCTCAACACGGCACCAGATATATGTGCAACGCTTCGCTGGTGGGCAAGTAAAGGAAATGCTTGGCTACTTGCGGGACTTGGTTTTCCAGATAGAAATCAAACTGGCACAAGCCGAAACGCTATCACAGGCACAAAAGCTGACCACCAACCTGCGTGAAGTGCGCGAAATACTTGAAGAAGGTTTACAAGCCGCATCAGGTAATCTGCTGACCAATATAGAAGACTTAGCGGAATACGAAGGCGAATTCGCCGTCAAAACGCTAAACGCCGCATCAACTATCCAAGCCAAACTGCCAGATAACAATATACTGCGAGCGATAGTCTCACAGTCACCAATGACATTATTGGGTGATAATCAGGCACAGCAATATCTAACTGCCAGACAGGCCGTTGAAACCTACAGCACGAAGAAAACCAACGAATTGCTGAGAGTAATTCAAAACGGATATATCAATGGCGACCCTGTTGGCGATATAAGCCGCTCTGTACGCAGTATAGTCAAAAGGCAGACACGCCAAGCTGATGCGCTGGTCAGAACAGTGACTAACCATATATCCGCAGAAGCACGTTCGGCAACGCACAGGGAAAACGCCGATGTAGTTATAGGTGAGGAATTCATTGCAACGCTGGATAGCAGGACAACCATCGGTTGCGCCGCGCTAGACGGTAAAGTATTTGGATTTGATGAGCCGCCGCAGGTGCCAAGGCATTGGAACTGCCGTTCTGTCCGGGTTGCAAAGTTGAATCCTAAATATGCACAGCCTGATGAATCGGGCGTTCGCTCATCACAGTTTGGCCCAGTATCACCAAAAACAACTTATTCAGGCTGGTTAAAAAAACAACCAAAGGCTTTTCAGGAATCAGTGCTGGGCGCGGAACGAGCGCAGTTATACAGAAATGGCGGTTTATCAATAGATGCGTTTACTGATGATCTGGGTAGGACTTACACATTAGATGAACTGCGAAGATTAGAGCCGCTGGCGTTTGAGCGAGCGGGTATATGATATTATTTGCAAACTAAAAAGATTAGGCTACAATCATTTGAAACGCGTCAGGGGCGCACAACAGTACGGGGTACGATATGTTGAAGTATGAATTAGAAGATTTAACCGAAGTTGACGAAGCTGTCCACAGTCTGTATACAGAAAAGGACGGCAAATACGTTTTAACCGTTGAAGGTCTGCCGGAGCCAGAAGACACCACTGGCCTGAAGAACAAACTCAATGAATTGATGTCAGAGGCCAAAGAGGCCAAGCGTAAAGCACGCGAGTTGGAATCAATCAAAGAGCGACAGGAAGAAGAATCCGCTAAAGAAAAAGGCGAATTCAAACAGTTGTGGGAACAAGCACAGCAGAAACTATCCGAAAAAGATGAAGAACTGTCGCTGATACAAAAGCGTATCCAAGAAAAAGATATTAATCTTGCCGCGCATAGCATTGGTTCACAGTTAGCGAAAAGTGATACTAAAAGAGCAGAAGTGCTGAGTGATTATGCCGCAAAATAT